CTCTTCTGCATCGAACCAGATCTCTCTACCTACGATTACTTCTTCAAATTCCTTCTCAGTGAGAAAATCCTTATAAATTTCATTCATTAGCACTTTTACTTGCTTGTCAATAAATGAAGCATGAGAGATCACATCCGACTGCTTACCGAACGCACCAAAGGTAGCGGCATGAATCATCATTGAAGCATAAGGAGATACACTTACGGAAGGTGAAGCCAATGCGATTAAAGACGCAGCAGATGCAGCTACTCCATCCAAGCAAACATGAACACTAGCTTCTGTGCTTTTCATTGCATTAATAATAGCAATAGCACCGTCTAGATACCCACCATAGCTATTTACGCTAAGGTAAACCATATCGTTTTCTGATAAGGATTCAACCGAAGATATCCAATTTCTGTAGTACTTAGCTTCTTTAATAGTTTCATCAAGGTAAGCTTTAATGCATGTACTAGTTTGAGTATTTTCAAAGAAAGGTAAATGCTGCTGCTGAGCAAATGCAGGAAACCCTTCGTCATCTTCATCTGAGTTTCTTTTATTAATAACTAAATTATTCAAGTACTTTTTATTTAAATCGTATTTCATCTGCTTCCCTTCTTGGTTGAGATACTTTGAACTTCTTTTACGATAGCAGTACCTTTGATTTCTTCCTCTAGTTCATTTTCAAATGCAATAACAAATTCTTTAGTTAATCCACTTCTAACCACATGCTCTCTTTCGAAAGTAGTAAAGCTGCAGTCACTAATGCTGTATTTAGTACAGACTTTTTCAAGATATGTTAGACCATCAATACCTTTTTTAACATCAGTTTGTGGACCTGTGTTATCTCCGCAAAATACAATCTGGGAGTTAGTCCCTACGCGAGTAACTAAAGCTTGAACTTCAGGAACATAAAGATTCTGTGATTCATCAACAATAATTATTGCATCATTCCAGCTTCTACCTCGGATAGTTTCTAGGCTGCAGATTTCTATAGTTTTGTTCTTTACATGAATCTCCGTGCTAGCTTTACCTAAGTAATCCTCAAAGTAATCAAGCATTTGTTGATAAAAAGGAATTAGCTTTTCTTCAGCAGTACCTGGGAGGAAACCAATGCTTCTTCCTGCTAGGGGTTGGTAAGCTCGGATTAGAACTACCTTTTTAATATCACCGTAGTGCAACTTCTTAGCACTATGCCAGCAAGCTAGTAGAGTTTTACCTGTACCTGCGCTTCCTTTCGCAACAACCAAAGAGTTGTACTTAAGAGCTTCAAGCAACTGAGATTGTCTGTCATTAAGGGGTACTAATGCAGGGAATTGAACTCTAGCGAACTTTTCTTTTTGAACTCTTAGATCCTGTGTTTTTTCTCTTCTTTTCATAATACTAGTAACCGAAGGTTCGGATACTTATACCCCTTTATTTGTTTAATTATTCGTAACCGAAGGTTTCGGATACTCTTATTTAGAAACCTTAACTTTGCGAGTCTTCTCTGGTTTTGTACCTTGAGCTTCTTCGTATGAAATCCCAAGGTCAAGTTCAAGTTGATCTTCGTTTTCTTCAGGAACTTCTTCAACCTTGACTTTAACCATACCTGCTACAATCAATGAACCAAATGCAGTAGGGAAGTTTTCATTTGATTCAAAGTCAAAGACCCAACCTTCTTTAATAGCTTCTTGCACTTTATCACAAAACTCATACAAGCTGTATGTTTCAATTCGTTTAACTAATTCAGTCATAATACTCCTTTATAAATAATAAAACAAATTATAGCATAAATGATTACTTATGTCAATAGAAAAGACAAAAAGAAAAACCCCTTAGCTTTCACCAAGGGGTTGTCTCTTAAGATAAAGATAATATATAAATAAATATAATATAGATAGGTAAATAGATAAATAAAGATATTTACTAAGGTTAAAGCTCTTAGCTTATACTTAGGTTAAACTCACAGTTATACTAAGGTTAATACCTTAAGAGTACTTAATAAAGATAATAAGTAAAATAGTAATTAACCTTAAGTTAAAGATATCATCCTAAGCAGAATACAATACTGCCTTTTAGGAGAACTAAATCAATTTTATTTATTGAATAGTGCTCTAAAAGACAGGGTATTTTTTGCTTAGGATATAATTTTTTAATGCATGCACAAAAGTACAAATTGCATCATCCTGAAGTTCTTGCGAGAATGTTGCTAAAGCATTCGTTGCAGCAGTGTTCAACACAAAGGCAGGGTTTTTACGCAACCACCTATGTGCCCTTTTCCGTCACTGCAATTCACCCAAGAGTGAACTACCTTACGGCCCTTTATTCGACAATGGCGCAGTCGTCAGGTGCTTGCTTCAGGCATTACCTACTGAAACTTGCTTCATGCAGTGAAGAGTTATGAATCACTTGTGTGTCTGAAATCCATCAGACCTAGCATGACCTGTTAAGGGATAGGGAAAGATTGGTTATCCGAAACAACCGATTATAATTAAAGAACAAGTTCTTTCCCTAGCAAAACCAATTATACACCAAAGTTGTAGTGAAGTCAAGTGTAATTTTTAATAATCCTTGTGCTATTGACAAATTGATTATTTTGTAGTATGATAGTTTAACTAAAAGGATTGCCATGAAAACTAACACAGCCCAGAGCTTAAATAGCATAAACAGTTTCATTCATTATGACATGATTCTTGGTGAATTCTATACAATGAAGGACAATAAGATAATCCGAAGGATATTTCCTGATGAAGAAGGCTATCTTATATTTTATAGAAATGGTTCTAGATTAAAATTAAGAGCAAACAAAGTAGCTATGGAGTTGATAACTTCAGAGAAGTTGCCAAAAGGTAAAGTTATTTTGCACAAGAACTTGGATAAGACGGATTACAGATTGCAAAATCTAGCTGTAGTATCAAAGGTAGTTTTTAATAAAATAAAAGAAGCATCTAGGAATTTACTCGGTGCTTTGAAAATGACTCCGCATTCAACGGATGTATTTTCCTACGTGCTAAGCTGGAAAGAATCAAACAAGGATAGAAAGCTGGTCATTAATGATGTAGTAATAGCCAAGAAGGTTTTCAACAAACTGCAATTGAAATATTCCAAAATACTAAGTAAATACTGCTTATTTGATTAACACTGATATTTATCTTGAATTTACAATAAACTCATGTTATAATCAACATGTTCATTTAAATTAAAAATATCTGATTCTTGTAAATCATAGCATTAAAAGTTATGAACCTGCTTGATGAAAAAAGAATTTAAACCTGAATGAACAAAAACCTTTATGCGTATACTAAGTTTATTTTGACTCCTTTCAATTCTTTGTTTTACGGCATAAGCCAGAGCAGTCACTGGCGCTAATTAATTTTACAACAATAAGAAAAAATAATATGAAGTGCATTATTTGCGGTAACTATTTTAAGAAACATGCTTTCAATCAAACAAATGAGTGCGATGATTGCGTTCATTGCGTTTTACCTGAAATGGATTCAGAAACAGAAGTAGATGTAGGTATGATCCTAAATCCTTCTGGTAAAACCCCTGCTGTATTTTATCAAGATGGTTATGAATCCGACGATGAAGAGTCAAGGGATTCGATTTAATGCTTAATAAAGCTGGATTAGCTCAGTTGGTAGAGCAACCGCCTTGTAAGCGGTAGGTCGAGGGTTCAAGTCCTTCATCCAGCACCAAACACGCAGCATTCGTCTAACAGGTTTAGGACACTACCCTTTCAAGGTAGGAATATGGGTTCAAGTCCCGTATGCTGTACCAAATATTGATCAGTAGCTCAGTTGGTAGAGCACTCAAATAATAAATAGCGGGTAAGGTGGTCACTACTGCAGTCTCATAAGCTCGCAGCATCACTGGTTCGAATCCAGTACCCGCATCCATTCGCTATTCGGAAATAGCAAACAATAAGGATGAGTATTCCGTTAAAGAGGCGGGAGGGACTGTAAATCCCTTGTCCCAGTACTCGCTAGGAGCGTTACCTAGATCATCCACCAAATCACCATTCGGGATGGGGACAAGCATGACTATGAAGGCTTGTTAAATATCCATAGTCAACGTATTAAAAGATCACCCTACCTTAGAGTGACCGTTATGAAATCGGTGCTGAAGTTTGCCAAAGCTTCTCGGCGTCATAACAACTGATTGTTGCAGTATAACTTAACAACGCTTTGATATCGGTTATCGCGTTAGAGTAACCCTGCAAATCGTAAGCAGGACTAATTCGTTTCGAAGTAAAACTTCGGGACTAACAATTTAGGAGATAAATATGGTATGGACAAAAGGTCAATCAGGCAATACTGCCGGTCGTCCACGAAGAGATAGTATTTTAGATAAACCAACTAATCGTGAACTAAAAGAAAAAGAACTTGTACTTCTTCTTAGAAAAATTAAGCCGCATGTAGCAGAAGCTATTTTACAGGCAGCTAATATCATGAAGAACTCAGAAGCAAGTCACCAAAATCAGCTAAAAGCAGCTACTATCCTTTTAGATAATTACAGAAGACTTACTCTGGACATGTACGATGGTGAAGATAAAGCCGATGAAGAAGGCTTAGAAGTGCAGCAAAATAACGCACCTATCTTCAGCCTGAAGGTAGTTAACGAAGAATAATTGAATTTAAGGAAAAGTAATAGTATGAGTAACAATATAGTTTTTGCACCTGCATCAGCAGCACAAGAACAGTTTTTAAATAGTGACGCAGATATTACTTTTTACGGTGGGGCAGCAGGAGCAGGTAAATCGCATTGTTTACTTGGTTCTTTTTTAAAATTTTGTCATCATCCAAGAACTAGAGGTGTAATTTTTCGCAGAACAACTAAACAGATTTCCAACCCAGGTGGTTTATTTGACTCAGCTATTAATCTATTTAAAAAAGTTGATCCGAAATTAAGAATAAGAGTAAGAGAATTAGAACTTATATTTAGTTCAGGAGCTACCTTAAAGTTTGGTTATCTTGATAACAGTTCAGATAAGTACAACTTTCAAGGTGCAGAATTAACTTATATTGGATTTGATGAAGTTCAGCAACTCAGTGAGGATAACGTAATGTACATGTTATCTCGTTTGCGTTCAACTTCAGTTGATTACAAAAAACAAGTTGTAGCTACAGGAAATCCAGATTATGATAGTTTCATAAGACATTGGGTTGAGTTTGCTTTAGATGAAAGAGGAATACCAATACGTAAGGATGTATATCCTACCAGATATATGATTCAGGTAGAAGGTGGAAGACTTCAATGGGCAAATACAAAAGAAGAACTAGAATCTCAATTTGGTGAAGGTAATGAATCAGGTATCCTTTCATTTAAATTTATTCCCGGTACTATATATGATAATCCTCCTTTAATGAAGGCTGATCCTACTTATGTCAGTAAACTTAAATCCTTACCTAGAGTTGAAATGGAAAGACTTCTTTTAGGTTCTTGGTTTGCTAGACAAGAATCTGCGGGATTATTTAAAAGAGAGTGGTGTAATTTAGTTGACTATCCAAATGCTAGAGCAACAAGAAGAATTAGAGCATGGGATTTTGCTTTTACTAAACCTTCAGAACAATACCCTAATCCAGATTGGACAAGAGGTGTGTTAATTTCAAAAGATAAATTAAATATTTATACTGTTGAAGATGTAGTTTCTATGCGCGATAGAGTTCATGAAGTTGAAAAACTAATATTTGAAACCGCAACAAGAGATGGTCAAGAAGTTATTATTTCAATACCCATTGATCCTGCTGCAGCCGCAGGAGCATATGCTAGAGATCTGCAAAGAAAGCTAGCAGAAGCAGGTTTTAACATAAGGCTATCAAAGCCAGTAAAGTCCAAAGTAACAAGATTTGCTCCTTTTTCAAGTGTATCACAAGCAGGTTTTGTGAATATTGTAAAAGGGCACTGGAATGTACCTTTCTTCGATGAACTTGAAGTCTTTGATGGAGATCCTAAGAAGAAGGATGACCAAGTTGACTGCTGCTCTGACGCAATGCTGCTGCTAAACAAAGATACTCAGCTTCCTGTTTTTTCACTTCCTGATTTTACAGGTAGTAATCCATTTGATGGAAGTATTACTGGTTCCAATATACCTTCATTTCAAAGTTCATTAGTTTCATAATCAAAGGAGCCATTGATGGCACGTAAATCACAAAATAACTCAGTAGTAAAAGCAGTGGACGATACCCCAGATCGCTTTAAATTAAGTGAATCAGGATATCTTGGTTTAAATGTATTCAATGGTGTATCTAACGATGAACTTAAAAGGGAATTGAATTTTCCTAACAGCGTCAATACTTACAAGCAAATGTCCTATCATGCTACCATTAATGCAGCGATGACTTTGTTTGAGAACATCATTGGTAAAGCTGACTGGATATTTAAACCAATCAAAGATGCTAATCAAGAAGAACTTCAGCAGACTAAAATCATTAATGAAATGATGAAAGATCTTACTGATCAGACATGGGCTGAGTTTATTTCAGAAGCACTTTCATCCAACATGTATGGTTTTTCTGTGCATGAAAAAGTTTATCGCAGAAGGCTAAAGACTTTAGGTTCTAAGTACAATGATGGTCTTATTGCATGGAAAAAGCTTCCGATTCGAAATCAAGAAACAATTGAGAAGTTTATTTTCAGCGAAGATGGTAACGAAGTCAAAGGTGTAAAGCAAAACCTCTCAGCTATTTCTGATGTTTACAACAGGTACAGTAGCCGCACCAATAACGAAGTAATTTTACCAAGAAGTAAGATTATCTTATTCCGTGCAGGAAAACACAAGGGTGATCCTTTTGGTAAATCAATGCTAAGAGATGCTTACCTTGCTTGGAGATTCCTAAGTGTAATCGAAGAGATTGAAGCTAACGGTGTAGCAAAGGATCTTGCAGGTTTGCCAGTTCTAAAGCTTCCTCCGCAGTATCTTTCCTCAGAAGCTTCTCCTGATCAAAAAGCCATTCGTTCTTATTACGAGAATGTAATGCGAAACTTGCAACTCAATCAGCAATCAGCTTTGATTCTTCCTCAAGCTCACGATCCTGATACTAAGCAACCTTTGTTTGAACTTGAATTACTTTCCTTGAATGGAAGTAAAGCAATGGATACTTCCAAAATCAAAGAATACTATAAAAATCTAATTCTTACTGCTTTATTTGCAGATATCTTGGTAATGGGTCAGTCAGGTGGTGGATCTAATGCACTAGGTCAGATTAAAAATTCTTTATCAGCTACTGCAGCAGAAGCCATGCTAAAGAAAATCTGCGATGTAATTAATGACGACTTGATCAAGCAGACTTATGAACTCAATGGCTGGGATACTTCCCGCATGGGTTACATGGACTTTGATAATCTAGAATCAGAAGATCTTGAATCATTCTCCAAAGCTGTTCAGCGTTTTGCTAGCACTTCAGTTATTGAAGTTGATCGCGCAGTTCTAAATAGAGTTCGTGAATCAATTGGTGTGGATTCCTTACCGGATGATGCAGAACCGAATAAAGATCAATTACCAGCTATGACTTCCAGAAGTGGTGATGGTTTTAAAACAGCAGGTGAAGGTACAGCTAATTCTCCAAGTGGAACAGATACTAGTTCTAGTAATTTAGAAAACGCAGCTTAAAGGAAATTATATGTATTCAAAATCAAATCCACCTCAGTGGGCTTCTAAAAAATCAGATGCAGTTCAGAAAGTTGCTATCGAAGTATTTAATAAGACAATGAAAGATACTGGTTCAGAAGAAAAAGCTAGAATTGCATCCCTTGCTGCCATGAAAAATGCAGAAGAAGCATATAAAAAGAATAAAGTAAAGAAATCAGTTGAAGAAATTATTAAAAGCAAATACAATATTGCTTAATAACTTGATATAATAAATTCACTTGAAATAATTTTAATTCCGTGATATAATAGCTTAAAAGACCCCTGAGTAAACCTCGGGGGTTATTATTGTTTATAAAGGAGAAAGCATGCAATGGTCTGCAGATAATACAATACCTTCAATAAGTGCAAAATCTTTGAAATTGCGGGAATTATTTGCAAGAGTAGCTAATGCTTCTATTGATAAAGGTCTTTCAAAAGAAGAGGCAATCTTTGCTGCAACAAATGCAGTTAAAATTGAAGAGAGAAAAAATCAACCTGAAAAAGTAAAGTCTCCTAAATCCCCTTCGCACGTAGAATCTTTAAGAAGTTATACAAATCCTTTTGAAGTAGTTTCCAAAGCTGTAGAGCAACCTCTACCTGCTACGATCAAAGCTGCTGAATTTGATGCAGAAGGCCACCTTGTTATTTTAATGACAGATGGTAGACGAGTAGTAACAAAAGGTAAAGCTGTAGAGCAGCATATTGATCAGAGAATCGGGGTCAGCGTAAACCCAGTATTCGATCATGTGCAAATGAATACTACTGCTAATTATACAGAAGAAGATCGCCTTCCCGGAATGCTAACTTGGAATGAATTCGAAGATTGCTTAGATATCGTGCAAAACGATGGTTCGATTCTCCAAGTTGGTCTAGAGCAATATATTGAAGTAATTAATAAAAATACACATACTATGCCAAGTGGTACTGTTGTTTATTTTTCTGGAGTTAGTCTAGATGAAATACCAGAAGCTTCTTTATTGATTGCTAATGGAACAGTTCCTGCATTGTACATGATTGGTGTATTAACCAATACTCTCATTCCCGGTCAAAGAGGTAGAGCTACAATTCTTGGTAAAGTTCGTAATATCAATACAACTGGTTCCGATGTAGGTGAAACATGGTTACAAGGTGATTTACTTTGGGCACATCCTACTTTAGCTGGTAAATTAACAAAAGTAAGACCCACTGTACCAAATATTGTAATATCCGTAGCTGCTGTATTAAAAGTAAATACTACAATAGGTATCCTATTAGTAAGACCTACAATATTTCCTCGTCTAACATATGGTGTCTTCTCAAGTTTCTTAAATCAAAGTCCTGCTGTAATAAATACCCCTTATCATGTTGATTTTGAAAATACAGAATTAGCAAGTGGGGTAACTGTTCAAGATACGAATAAACTTTATACTGCTGAAGCTGGTTTATATTCTTTTGATTTCAGATTGCAATTAACTTCAACTAACTCATCTAATAAACTCGTATATATATGGGGTAGAAAAAACGGAGTTGATATTCCCAATAGTACTTCTGCTGTTTCATTATTGGGTAATGGTGTTGAGATTGTACCTTCTTGGAGTTTTTCAGTAATTATGCTTGCTGGTGATTATTTTGAGTTAATGTATGCTTCTAACAGTACCGCAGTAGTAATCAATGCACCAGCAGCACCAAGTTTTGCACCAGCTACACCTTCAGCAACAATGCGTGTAAGTCAAATCAATTTATAATAGGAAATAAAAATGCAACCAGCACACATTGATCTGGAAGTTTTCAAAGGTTCTACTTTTGTTAAAATTATACAATGGAAAACAGGAATACCTTCGACTGCAGTTAATCTAAGTGGTTGCACTGCTAGAATGCAAATTAGAAAATCCGTAAACGATACGGCTATCTTAGATACATTAACAACTGAGAACTCAAAGTTACAAATTCACGAACCGCTGAATGGTAAATTTAAAATTATAATTCCAGCAGCTACTTCTACAGCTTATACTTTTAATAGCGGAGTATATGATCTTGAAATTATTTTTCTTGATTCAACTGTAGTAAGAGTTATAGAAGGTTGTATTACTGCAGCACCAGAGGTTACTAGATGACAACAGAAATTATTGTAGAAACAATATATAATACAATAATTGTAGATGATTCTGAAGATACAATCTTAGTTGAAACTCCAGGTGAAGTTACAGTTATTACTTCTGCAGAACAAGGACCACCCGGTCCTGCTGGTATTGACAAAATTGGTGATGCATCTGATGTAGATGATTCTAATAAAGTAAATGGTGCCATACTAGTCTATTCTGCTCAATCCCAAAAATGGGTTGCCACCACTCAGTTAGAAAATCAGACTATTGAGTCTGGACAATATTAATTAAGGAATAATAAATGTCTTCTCGCGTAAAAATTAAAAGATCAGAGACAGCAGGTAATCCTGCAGTTTTAGGACAAGGCGAACTAGCTTATTCTGGATTAGCTGATAACGGAAGCAATGGTGGTGATCGACTTTATGTAGGTATGGGTACTGAGACTGCAGGTAATGCAGTTAATCACGTAGTTATTGGTGGTAAATATTTTACTGACAAATTAGACCATACCCCCGGTACAGTTACCTCTTTATCTGCAATTATTGTTGATGTAGATAGCAAGATTGATATCCTAAATGTAGATAATATAACTATTGATGGTAACTCAATTGTATCTGCAAATGCAAATGGTAATATAAATGTTACTCCAAATGGTTCGGGTTCTGTTGTATTAGATGGTCAGGCTTGGCCTCAAACAAGTGGTTCAAATGGACAGTATCTAAAAACCGATGGTGCAGGACAAACATCTTGGAGTTCATTGCCACCTAGTAATTTTACTATTCAAGGTGATACAGGTACTGATTTATTCAGTACAGGAGAGACACTGATCTTCTCAGGTACAGGTGCGATAGATACCGCTGTAACTGATAATGAAGTTACTATTTCTGTAAAAGATGCAAGCTATACTCAAAAAGGTGTAGCAAGTTTTAATACCACGGATTTCTCAGTTACAGGTGGTGCTGTAAGCATTAACCACGAACACATTCAAGATGTTGTTGGTGCAATGGTTAGCGCCAATACAGAAACAGGTATTTCTGTCACTTATGATGATACTAATGGTAAGTTAGATTTTGCAGTTAACAATCCTGTGCTCACTATTTCTGGTGATGCTGATGGTACTGCCACAATGACAAATCTAGGTAATACAACAATTGAAATTATCCTAGATAGTGTAAACTCAAATACAGGTATTTTTGGTTCTTCAAGTTCTGTTCCTGTTATAACTGTAAACGCAAAAGGTTTGATTACTGCTGTCTCAACTGCAGGTATCTCAACTTCCTTTACAATTGCAGCAGATACAGGCACTCCTGATTTATTTAATAACGGTGAAACACTATCAATTATTGGTGGTGAAGGTATTGATACTTCAATTAGCGCAGCAACAAATACCGTTACAATTTCTGCTGAAGATGCTTCTGCTATAAACAAAGGTATTGCAACTTTCAATGCAGCCAATTTTGCTGTAACATCTGGTGATGTGATAATTAAAGATGCTGGTGTAACTAATGCGAAGTTAGTTAACTCAAGTGTAACTATCGGAAGTTCCAATGTTGCACTGGGTGCTACAATAACTTCACTTTCTGGTTTAACTGAAGTTCAAGTTGATAACTTAAATTTAAATGGTAATTCACTAACCGCCACTGATGTAAATGGTAGTATATTACTTATTCCAAACGGTATAGGTGTTGTTGATGTTAGTGATTCTAGAATTACTGGCGTAGCAGATCCTGTAAATGCAAATGATGCTGCAAATAAATCCTATGTAGATAATGCTATTACGGGTCTTAGTTTTAAAGAAGCAGTAAACCTTTTAGCTGCAACAAATGTAGCACTAACAGGTTCTAGCGGTACATTGGTTATTGACGGTCATGCTCAACTAGTACCTGCAGACTCTGATTATCGAATTTTACTAAAAGGTCAAAGTACATCTTCTCAAAATGGTATTTATGACTACTCGGATAACGGTACAACTTATGCACTTACTCGTAGTTTAGATGCAGACGCATTCCTTGAGTTAGAAGGCGCTTCAGTATTTGTACTCGAAGGTGTCACTTACGGTCAAACTGGTTGGGTACAAACTAATTATACTTTAACAAGTTTTGCAGGTCAAACTTGGGTTCAATTCTCAGGCTCTGGTGCATATGTAGCTGGTGAAGGTTTGACACTTGATGGTACTACGTTTAACGTAGGTGCAGGTAACGGTATTACCGTAACATCAAATGCAGTTAGCTTATCTGTTTCTGTAGCAGGTGCTGGTTTAACGCACGATGCTGGTGTTATCAATGCTGTAGGTACAGCAAATAGAATTTCTGTAAGCGCAGATGCAATTGATATTGATTCTACATATGTCGGTCAAACAAGCATCACTACTTTAGGTACAGTATCTACTGGTACTTGGTCAGCAGATACTATTGCTACTACTAAAGGTGGTACTGGCTTGACAAGTTACGCTGCAGGTGATATACTATACGCTTCTGCTTCGAATACTTTATCAAAATTAAGTATAGGCACTAGTGGCAAAGTTCTTCAGGTAAACGGAAGCGGTGTTCCAGTATGGGCTGATATCGACGGTGGTATTTATTAATTATTATTTAATTAACGGGCGGTTTTTACCGCCCTTTTCTTTTCCCTTTATTAAGGATCGCAAATGCCAAGTAAGATTATATTAAAGAAGTCCAATGTAACTACGAAAGCTCCCGTACCGGGAGATTTAGAATTTGGTGAACTAGCTCTTAATTACACTGATGGTAAGTTATATTATAAAAAAGCAGACGGAAACACCATTGATTCTTTTTCTGCATCACCAACTTCTGCTGTTACTTCCGTAGGTGGTTATACAGGTGCTGTAACTGCAGGAAATTTATTAGATGCTATTAAAACAGTAGATGGAACAGGAAGTGGTTTAGATGCAGATACACTAGATGGTAATTCTGCGGCTGCATTTTATTTGGCCAGCAATCCCAATGGTTACACAAGCAATGCAGGTACTGTAACAAGCGTAGGGGCAACGGCTCCTGTCGTATCCAGTGGAGGTACTACCCCTACCATCTCAATGTCAGCAGCCTCCAGTGGCGTTAATGGCTACATGACTGGTGCATACGCAACAAAACTTGACGGTATTGCAACAGGTGCTACAAACGTAACAAATACAAATCAGTTAACTAATGGTGCTGGTTTTATCACCAGTAGTTCAGATATTACTGGTAATGCTGCTACAGCTACAACCGCAGCTACAGCCAATGCTTTAAATACAGGTAATAACTACACTGCTAATTCTTTTACTGCAAGTTCTACAGATGCATACTTTTATGCTAACAGAAGTAATGTAGCCAACCAAGCGGGTATTCAGTTCAGAACTGCTGGAACAACTAACTGGTATAACTTTTTAGATAATAATACAAATACTCTTACTTGGTATCAGACTGCTACTAATACTCAGGTAATGTCGCTTACTCAAGCAGGTGTGCTTAATGTTGTTGGTGGTATTACGCAAGGTGGTAATCAAGTACTTCATGCTGGTAACTACGGCAGTTATGCACTACCGCTAACTGGTGGTACGCTGAGTGGAGCTTTAACTGTAAATTCTGATCTTATTGTTGGAAACAATGGTTTAACAAACGCATACAGTGGTGCGGCTAACGGTAAAATATATTTTGGTAGTGCAGGGGCAGATGCTTCTACTATGTATCACATTGGAACAGCTATGGAAGATAGCTATTCTAGACTAGATTTCCGCTGGTATACAGGTCAACGTTTTTATTCACACTATAACTATGGTGGTTTTAGATTTAAAGAAATTACTACAGGAAATACTTTATTTTCTGTGGGCGAATCAGACTTAAATGTTCGTGTTAATAATGGTTTAATCGTTAGCGGTAGAACTACAATAACCAACGAACAAAAATTTGGTCCTGAAAGACGCTATTACGTTGGCAATTTGACAACTGGAGCAAGTGCTACCAGATACGAAATTGCCAGAGTTTATATTGACTATAATGATTGGCACAGTGCTGGCACAATTCAAGTAGAGCTTCAAAATAGTTATTTCATGGGCGGCGATCGTCAAGTTTGGAGTATTAATTATGACTATAATATTGTAAGTTGCGATCTTGTTGAATCAATAGGCCCAAGAGGTAGATTTGCAACAGTAACCTGTGGTTCGCCAACTCAAGTTAGTGGTGACTCGTACTACATACCAGTATACGTAGATACCCGATATTATGGTTACTATTACGCATATGTAACTACTTCTTGGCCTGAAGTAACTAGTCACGGGGCGCACACTGGTGCAATTTTAGTTTACACTACTCCAACTTCTACAAGTATTAGTGATTTTACACCCTCAGATGCAATGAGCTTTAGAGCCAGCTCTTTGAGTTTATCTGGTAATGCTGCGCTGCATGCAGGTAACTACTCAAGTTACGCACTACCTTTAAGCGGTGGCTCACTAACTGGTGATCTTCAACTTGGTAGTAATTATTTAAAGTTTGATCAATCTGGTACTCGCTCTTGGAATATTCGTGCAACTGGTGGGAATCTTGATATTCTTTCTGGTGATGGCTCTGGTTCATTAAGATATAACAATGGTGCAATTTTAACTAGTAATAACTACTCAAGTTATGCACTACCATTAACAGGCGGTACGCTGAGTGGTAGTCTAAGTATTGTTAGTGCATTTGGAACTAGCACATACGCTGAAGCGGCAAGATTCACAAACACATCACTTAACTCTGGTTCAAAAATTACGTTTTATGGGGTTCAAGGCTCTGATGCTTCTGCAAAAATATCTGGTGCAATAGGATTTAACCAAACTGTTAATTCCGATTCTAACGGTCAGCCTGCTTTTATTGTTGAAACCGGCAACAATGGTTCTATATCTGAAAAGTTCCGAGTCGATAGTACAGGCAATATTGGTGTTAATAACACCTCACCAATTAATACAGCATGGGGTAGTAATAGTAAACACCTATCTATCAACGGCCCAGACTATGCCGTTATCAACCTTCAAGGTAGTTTAAATGGTGCTAGAAGATTTTCTATGGGATCTGGCGACAACAGATTTTACATGGCATATGATAACACCGCAGGAAGACATAACATAACTGTTAATGATTTAGGTAATGTAACTGCTGCTGTAGATTTCCGTGCTCCCTTGTTCTACGATAGTGATAACACTGCATTTTACTTAGACCCTAACTCAACAGGAACTTCGCTAAGCGTAGCCGGTGCAATCATTGCTGCAGGTAATATTACAGCGTACTCTGATGAGCGTTTAAAATCCGATTGGAAAACTTTAGACAAGGACTTCGTTGAAAATCTTGCTGAAGTACTAAGCGGAACTTTTACTCGCACAGACAATGCTCAGCGTCAAGCTGGTGTTGGAGCGCAGAGTTTGCAGAAACTATTACCAGAAGCTGTAGTAGACAATGGGATTCTTTCTGTTGCTTATGGAAACGCTGCAATGGTATCTGCTGTTGAATTAGCAAAGCGAGTTGTGCAACAAGAAAAACGCATTGCTTTATTAGAAAAACGCCTGGGTATGTTACTTGGGGATTAAACTCGGGAAGCCTCTTTTGAGGCTTTCTTTTTACAATCATATTTTAGGAGAAAATAAATGATTACTTATTCATGGAAAATTACTGGTTTAAAAACCAAAGATGTTGATGTTTCTAGACCATCTGCTGTTGTTCAAACATACTGGAATAAAATCGGTACTGACGAAAACGGTAATGAAGGAACATTCTCAGGAGCTACACCTTTTACAGTAGACCCTGCAGACGATTCTGGCCCGTTTAAGCCGTTTAATGAACTAACTGAAGGCGATATCATTGCTTGGATTCAAACGGTTGTTGTAGGCGGTTATGAAGAGCATGTTAACGGTAAGATTGCAGAACAGATTGAGCAAAAGATTTCTCCTGTCATTGAAGCTAAGTTACCTTGGGCATCTGAAGAAACACCTGTTGCTCCAGCACAACCTGCAGCAGTATAAATAGAAGGATAAAAAATGCAAGCAAATTTTGAAATTATTATTAATAAGATTCTAACTGGTACTTCAGGTGAACTATCTGATGTGATTAAAAAAGTAGAATTTACTGTAAAAGGAACTCAAGAAGGTTCTTCTTTTGAGCTACCTCAGATCGTGGATCTTACTGAGCCAGAAGCTGCTGAGTTTAAACCTTTATCCGAAGTAAGTCAGGAAGACGTTATTGACTGGATCGTTGATAACTTTGATAGCATGCCAGCAGTTGAATCCCATATTCAATCAGTGCTAACTAAAGAAGTTGCAAAAGCTGCATTGGAATCCAAACCTTTGCCTTGGCAAGCAGTTCTAGAAAAAACAGAAGATTAATAATTTTAATAGCTTAAAGGTATCAAATGGATATAACATACACACTTAATATTCTTAAAATTTATACTAAAAGTACTGATACTTTAGCAGACATAGTTTCTTTAGTAGAGTGGGAATTAACAGGCGTATTTGAAGACAAAAAAGTTTCTTTAAAAGGGAGCACTAATTTGCCAATTCCCGATACTGAAAATTTTGTGGATTTTAACAGGTTATCTGAAGAACAAGTAGCGGCCTGGGTCATATCCAATGATACCAATGCCACACTGTTTAAAGAAAATATTAAAACTATTATGTTAGACCCAGTTTTATATTCAAATCAATTGCAATTAAAGTGGTTGCCTTGGGAAGCTGATCCTTTCTTATATTTTTCAGATACCGGAGATAAGTAATGCCTTTACAATCTACTGGTCCAATTTCAATGTCAAATATTAACACCGAGCTTTCCAAAGTCTCAACTTCGTTAATTAGCTTGAATGACACTGATGTTAGAGCTTTACTACAAAAATTAGGTAGCGGTACTATGATTAGTATTAGTGATGCTTATGGTAAGTCTTCTGTTTTTTGCAATATATCAGCGTCTGTTACTACTATAAACGAAGGTGAAGCTGTAACATTTACCTTTACTAATGGACCGGCTAGCGGAACTTACTCTGTAAATTTAACTTCGACTAGTACTATACCAATTTTTGACTTTACTGTTCAAGATGGTATATTCTATAATAACGTAACAAATCAGTTGGGAACTATTACATTTAATGCTGGTACAGCAAGTTTTATAGTATATACAATTCCAGATGCAACTGTTGAATCTACAGAAACTTCTTATCAACTAGAAATAAGATCAGGTAGTCCATCAGGACCGGTAGTAGCCACTAGCGGGACCATTAATGTAGTTGATCAAGGTAGTACTGCTCCTACTTCTTGGGTTTATAGCACAGTTAGTAGTGCTACTGGTACTGGTAATCTAGTTATTAATAACATTGCAGGTACAAACCGCTACTTTGCAATTTTAGCAGAAGTATGTCTTGGCACAAGCAATGATACAACAAATGACGCTGGCTGGACTACTTTAATTAGTGATACAACCGTAGCTAAACTTTCATACAAGACACTTGCTTTTAGTGAGGCTGGAACAAGTGTTTCTAATTTAGGTAGTAGTAACGACAGGGCAATGGCATGTTACTTTTTTAGACCTAATATGGCTGGCAGTTCTCCTTCTACTGTAACAGTACTAAGTACAGCATATAGTACAACAACAGGCGCCCTTGAATTACTTAACACGGGAAGTGCTGGAGTTGTATTAGGTTCAAATGAAATGGGTATAGTATTTTATAATCAATACGTCAGCGGTACTAGCACTAGTACTTTTGGGACTACTCCTGGACCTTTTATTGTATTTAACAACGCTGGTTCAGCATTTCAAAAGTCTGTTGTTAAAGTATATCCTCCAGGCAGTAAAATTCCTTGGAGACATACTATTAATGATACGTCAATAACTGGTGCTACAATTCGTAGAATGGCAACAGTACTAAAATTAACTTGGTAACAAGTAAAAAAAATTAACTTTATAGATAATTATTCTACTTGGAAATTGATGCACAATCAGAACCTATGCAAGATGAAGTTCTTAAATAATGAATTAAACTATTGACTTGGTTCATTACAAGTGCTATAATAGTTCTTTAACCAACGAAAGGGTATATTATGGAAAAAATCACTTTAAGTAAACAAGTAGTAGTCGCAATGCTAAATTTTCTAGCTGAACAAAAACTGAAAGATTCAATTCAGTTGTTTATGGCATTAGAAAAAGAAGCAGTTCCTCAATTGCAAGTTCAAGTAGAACAAACAGAAGAGTAATTAATTTAAGGTCGCTTAGTGCGGCCTTATTTTTTTGCCAAATGCTAACAATATAATTGCACTTGATTTTCTTTTAATATTATGATATAATAAGAATATTATTGCTCAATGGGATTTTTATGGAAAAATTAAATAAAGCTAAAAGTTTTGCTCCCACGGATGCTATGAGGAACAATGCTAGAAGAGGTCTAGCTCTGCGAGAGAAATGGAATCGCGGAGGTTTAGATGCTTCACAAGCTAAAAGCGAAGGTGTAGGCTCTGGTGTAGCTAGAGCAAGAGATATTATAAACGGCAACCTCAGTTTAGATACTGTTAAAAGAATGTATGCTTTCTTTAGCAGGCATGAGAAGAACTACGCACCTAAGAAGAAGATGTCTGATGGTGGACCAACTGCAGGTACTATTGCTTGGTTACTATGGGGTGGTTCTGCTGGTCTAGCTTTTGCAAGAAGAGTACTCAAACAAGAAGAAATATTAAAAAGCTATATTAAAGAAATTACTGATGAAGAAGTTAACTCCGAGGATGTGTTACCGGGAATTAAACTTGCAATTACAAAAGCAGTTGATGAAGAATTAAAACAAGTAACATATGTTGCAATGATTCCTGATCACACAGATTTACATGGTGATTATACATCTGAAGCTGAAGTAAGAAAAGCTAAAGAATCTTTTAATAAGTCCATGATGAGAGCAAATCTGTTTCATTTAGTAATGACAGATACTTTTGATGTTATTGAATCATACTTAGCACCCTGTGATATGATTTTAAACGATCAGTTTGTTAAGAAGTCTACATGGTTAATGACACTACAAGTACATGATGATACTCTTTGGCAGATGATCAAGGATGACGAAGTTACTGGTATTTCGATTGGTGCTTTAGCCAGTGTGGAAAGTATAGATTTAGATGAATAAAAGTGATTATCTAAAACAATATAGATTAAAATCTAAAGATAGATTTTATGTTTACATACACAGAAAACTTTCGGATAATAGTCCTTTTTATGTTGGTAAAGGTTCTGGCGATAGAGCATGGGTTACTTCTGGACGTAATTCAAAATGGAATCGGACAATTAAAAAATATGGTTACACAGTTGAAATTATTTTTGATCAATTACCGGAAGATGAGTCTTTACAGCTTGAAAAAGATACGATACTTGAGTTTGAATATTTTGGCTACTCTTTGTGCAATTTAACATCAGGTGGAGAATCAACAAAGATTTCGAAAGAAAGTATTTTGAGAATGTCTGAAGCTCATAAAGGGAAAAAACTAACTAATGAGCAAAAGTTAAAAATTTCCAATGCTTTAACAGGTATAAAAAGAAGTCAAGAAGAGATATCAAAATCTGCAATTAAAAGATCAGGACTAAATTGTTCAAATGCTGATAAAAATATTTATACATTTGAGAATGAGAATGGACAATTATTTTCTGGTACTCGTACAGATTTTAGATTAAGATTTAATTTACAAAAACATACTGTCAAAAAATTATTCGGTAGGAATGCTAGAATAAAATCTGGTGGTTGGAGTATAAGGAAAGATTATGGTACGTAAAACAAAGCGAAAATTATCAGATATTGATTTTAGTGGCGAAGGTTCACACATTGCGTTGGTGTCTAAACAACAAGGTGGACCCGCTTCTGGTGCTGATTATAAATTAGTACTCAAAGGTAATAAGTTCAGTGAAGAGTTTGTACAAAAGATGCAGCAAGTTCGTGTAACTATGGAGTTACCTGATTTTCTTCGCAAGTTCTTTTCCATGTATGGAGACGATGCAGAAATTCTAGCTCGTATGATGGGTTATGAGTATCCTGAAATGCCAGAAAATGAAGATGTACCTGAAACTTACTCTGATTATATTGAATCAAGAATGGAAGCCTTCGAGATTCTTAAAGCAGCAAATGAAGCAGATAAATTATCATCTGTACTATCTGAACTAGATGAAGATGAATTCCTTGCAATGCTCAATGATCAGGCTTTGATTGAGAAAGCTTTTGAAGATCTTGAGAAAGCATACAAACCAAAAACTGGTGACATGGTTCAATGGAACTCCAGTGGTGGTAAAGCCAAGGGCAAGATTGAGCATGTTATGACTGAAGGTACTTTGGGTGTTCCCGGTACTGAGTTTAGTATTAATGCTACAGCAGAAAATCCTGCTGCTCTGATTAGAATTTATAGAGATGGTGAACCTACTGAAACATTGGTTGGTCACAAGTCCAGTACACTTACTAAGATTAAGAAATCTCTAGAACAAGAATCTGCACCTGCTGCTTCTGCAGACGGTAATGATACCTCAACAAACGCTGGCGTTGAGAATATTGAAGGGGTGTCTGCCTCTGTTAACAAAATAGAATTGGAGAAATCTAAGATGGATGACGAATTAAAAGTCGAAACCGTTGAAAAAGCTCAGTTTGAACTTGTGCAAAAAGCTCTTGATGAGCAGAAGGTGCAACTACAAAAAGCTCTTGATACAATTGCTCAATTTGAAGCTGAGAAAAAAGAAGCTATCAATAAAGCAAAAACCGAAAAAATCAAAGCTGTCGTGAAAGACGAAAGCAAAGTAGAAGCAATCGCAAAGGCTGCTCTATCCTTAGAATCCGAAGATGACTTTACTGCATTCGTCACTGCTATTGAGGCAATGATGGCTACTGTAGAAAAATCCGACATGTTCGTAGAAAAAGGTGCTTCTTCACAAGAAGAAACCGCTGTTAAAGAATCTGCTGTGGCAAAATTACTTAAAGCCAAGCAAGCCAAATAATTTATTTAAGGAAAAATAAAAATGCCACTAATTGCCACTGAAGCAAAACGTCTTTCTAACGTAGTCAAACAAGAACTATTTCCTGAAACTGCTTACTGCCGCCTAGCCGTTACTTATAACGGTACTGCTGCTACTCTAGTTCCTGGCACTGTTTTAGGTAAAGTTACCGTTGGCGGTAAGTACAAAATTGCCGTACAAACTGCAGAAGATGGTTCAGCAGTTGCTGATGCTATCGTAATGGTTGAACAAACTGTTGCTGCTACAACCGACACCAAAGTTCTATGCTTGGTAAAAGGTCCAGCCACTGTATCCAAGGATGGTCTAATCCTAGATGCTACCTACAACCTAGACGCTGAAAAAGCTGCCGTATACGCTGCTCTAGAAGCCAAAGGTATTAACTGCAACGATGCAGTATAATATTTAATATTACCGAACATATAACAAGGAAATTATAATGCAAACTCGTAGTTTTGAAAAACCATTTGAGCTAGTTGATTACACCGAAGAACTTCTATTGGTTCCTAATAAATGGGGTCTAATCAACGAACTAGGCATCTTCTCTGAAGAAGGCGTAGCTCAACACAGCGTTACCGTTGAGTCCAGCGAAGGCACTCTAGGTCTAGTTACCGACAAGATCCGTGGTGAGCGCAATTCCGTAAACAAGAGCGATACCCGTGCCCTACGTTCATTCGCTATTCCTCACTTTCCACTTGATGACGGTGTTAAGCCTGAAGATGTGCAAGGTAAACGCGCTTACGGTTCTGCTGATCAAGCCGAAACCGAAGCTGCCGTTATTGCTCGTAAGCTAGAGCGCATCCGTATGAATCACTCTGTGACTCTAGAAGCTGCTCGTGCCTATGCTATCACTTCTGGCGCTATCTACGCTCCTAATGGCACTGTAGCTGGTAACTTCTACACTGACTTCGGTGTTACCCAAAAGTCCATTGACTTCGTTCTTGGCACTTCCACTACTGACCTAAACGCTAAGTCAGAAGAGGGTATCGCTCACATTCAGGACAACATCCTAAGTGGTGAAGTTGTTAGCAACATTATCGTACTATGCTCACCAGCATTCTTCGGTAAGCTAATCAACCACGCTACCGTAAAAGAAGCTTACAAGTACTACACCAGCACTCAAGAGCCTCTTCGCAATCGTCTAGGTTCTGGCGTATATCGCCGGTTCGTTCACGGTGGTGTTGAGTACGTTGAGTACCGTGGTTCTTACAATGGTACTGCTCTAATGCCTGCTGGTGAAGCTTACATGCTACCACAAGGTACTGCTGACATGTTCAAGACTTACTTTAGCCCTGCTAATAAGTTCAGCCATGTTAACACCATTGGTGAGCAAGCTTATGTGTTCACATACCGTGATCCAAAAGACAGCGAAATCATGATTCAGTCAGAAGCCAACTTCTTGAACTTGATTCGTCGTCCTGCTGCTGTTGTTAAACTAACAACCAGCAACTGATGATAGCCCTTCGGGGCTTTTTGAAGTAACTTAGATTCCCTCTTCGGAGGGTTTCTAACACAAAATAATTTCTAACAATATTTATGTTACAAGTTATTTTATGTTAGATATTAAAAAGGAATATTATGACAATTCATGCACTTCGAATCGAACTAGGAGATACATCTGCTGAGTTTCCTATTATGTCCGATGAAGAATATAATTATTTTCTAGGTAAACACGATTGGAATATTCGTAGAGCTTCTATGGATGCTGCTAAAAGCATCATGCTAAAGCTTTCAATGCGAACTGATGAAACTGTCGATATATTCAGTATCAAAGGTTCTTCTGCTGCCAAGAACTACATGCAAGCTTTGCAGATGTACATTAAGAATCCTGACTTGAATGCACTGTACGATAAAGTACAAGGTTATGCAAGCGGTATTTCTAAAACAGATATGCAAAGTAATGATGCTAACCTAGATAATAATATCATTGTTCAACCTACTTCTGAAACATTTACTTATCGTCCAAGTTCTTTTGGTATTTAAATAAGGTAAATCATGGACAGATATTTAGCAATAACTTTACAAGCTATTAGTAAGAATGGTAAACTCTGCACATATACTGCTGTGACAGAAGGTTCTTATAATATAGAAACTGGTAGTACCAGTAATACAGAAACATCTTATTCTGTTAAAATGTATAAAAAGCACGTAAGAGCTAATCAGTATAACTTCCCTAACTTAATTGGAAGAGATTCTGCTTTATTCTATTTACCAAATAATCAACTTGCTTTTATACCTGCAGTTAAAGATAAAATTACTTTTGATTCAGTTACTTATACTGTGGATTCCATTACAGAGCATTCTGCAGATGGTCTTATAATACTATACAAGATATTGACAGTGAAGGGTTAACATGCAGATAACATGCGACACTTCAAAACTAGAACAAAGCTTGAAGAAGTTTCATGAAGAAGCTGTTCGTAAGATGCAAGGCATGGTGAGTACCTTTACATATTGGGTAACATTTGAAGCTATTGAAAATACTCCTATGGGTCAGGTTACTGATTCTAACGCATGGATGTATAACTTACCATCTCGTTTGAGAGTATTACCTCCAGAAGCAGGTTCAGCTAAAGGTGGTTGGACAATTTCATTTAATGCTCCTACTAGGATTATATTCCCAACTAGAGCTTCTGATGAAAGCGCATTGAATATTAAACAAGATGCCGATACTACTAGTGAAAAATACAAGCTTGGTGATACAGTATTTATAATGAACAGCGTTAGATACGTTGCTACAGAAGGTTGGACAGTACCTAAATTTGGTTCACTTGAAGGTGGTTATTCTTCACAAGCACCAAACGGTATTATGGAACCAACATTCCATGCTATTCTTGGTATATATCAATCGGATTTAAAATCATACTATGAGGCAAGTTAATGGCAATTATAGAAATTAAAAGAGCAGCCGAAAGAAAACTCAGTGCTTTAACTCCTTCAGTACCTACAGCATTTGAAGGTGTTTCATTCAATGCACCAAATACGATTTATCAAAGAGTGCAGTTTATTATTCAAGCACCTGAAGATCCTGTATTTGGTACAGGTTTTCACAGAGAAAGAATGCAGATGCAAATTTTTGTAGTTGGTGCTGCAAATAAAGGAACATCGGAAGTTATTAATAGAGCAGAACTTATTCGATTGCATTTTGCAAAAGGATTGGTACTTACTGAATCCGGTATAAAAATACATGTATTAAAAACTCCACAAGTAGCTGGAACTACCGTTGTTTCTGAAAGAGTAATTTGTCCTGTTATTATAGAATTAGTTGCGGAAGTGTATTCCAATTAATAAATTTAATGGCTACCTTTAGCGGGGGAAAAGACGACTCATCACCGTCCTGCCTTTATCTTATGAAGTGATGTTTCTTGATGGAGAAATGTAATGAATGAAGAAAAAATACTTTTATTTAAAGAATACTTTGAATACTCTAATGGCAGGATATTTTGGAAAAAATCCAGCGGCACAAGAGGTGTAAAAGGAACTGAAGCAGGAAAATTGAGAAAAGACGGATACTATGATGTTGGTTTAAAAGGTAAATATTATCTTGTGCACAGAATAATATTCTCTCTGCATCATGATATTTTACCAGAGATTGTTGATCATATCAATAGATGCGTGTCTGATAACAGGATAGAAAACTTAAGAGCATCAGATAATTGTAAAAATGCATGGAACTCTGGAATAAATACCAATAATACTTCAGGTGCAAAAGGTATCCGAAAAACTAAAAATTATAAGTACGAAGCTAGAGTTGCTGTTAATAAAATAACAATTCAAGTAGGTACATTTGAAACTTTAGAAGAAGCTAAGTTTGCTTTAGAAAAAGTTCGACAAAAAGAACATGAAGATTACGCCTGCAATGGCTGACTCGTGTATTACTTGCAAGTAATCAATTTAATTTAAATTAAGGAAAAATATTATGGCAATTGCAAAAGGCGTATCCAAACAAGTTGGTTACAAACGCGAAACGACATGGGGCACTCTAGCTGGTCCTAGTTCTGGTAAACTACTACGCAGAGTTACTGCCAGTTTCAATCTAGTAAAAGAATCTTACGAGTCAGGTGAAATTCGCACAGATCGTCAAATTGCTGATTTTCGTCATGGTGTTAGATCCGCTGAAGGTAGTTTAAATGGTGAACTTTCACCTGCTACTTATGCTGATTTTATGGCTTCAATTGTTGGTCGTGATTTTACTGCTGCACCTTCTGCCACCTCTTTATCTGTTACTATTGCTACTTCTGGTTTACTATACTCAGTAACCCGTGCAACAGGTTCATGGCTTACTGATGGTTTTGCTCCCGGTATGTCTTTCAGACTATCAGGCGCTGGTTTAAACGCTGCTAACTCCGCTAAGAACCTTCTAATCGCATCCGTAAGTGCTTTGGTGCTTACCGTTTCTCCTATTCAGGAATCAACTCTAGTAGCTGAAGGTCCAATCGCTTCCGTTACAGCTACTGCCACAGGTAAGATTACTTTTGTACCTGCTACTGCTCA